GGGTTCGAAGAACTCAACAATGCAAGCAATGTTGGTCCGACTAACGTCGCGACTTTTAAGCCTCTAAGGCTGAGGAGTCGATCCAGGTGAATGTGAGTTTTTCTCTCTTTTCCACCAAATTAATACCGACAGATAACTGTTGACGTCCAAAACTCGTGTAGTGTTGATTTAAGACACTATTTAACATCCGCAAACATGTAGCCTCCTCAAAAGAAGAGGCAGACACGCGAGCAGTTGTCCACTCATGATAACTGAAATAATCATCAGAAAGTGGGGGTAAGGGACGTGTCGATGGTTGAAGAATTCTAACCTGGAATTTCTGCAAGTGCAAGTTATACCTGCGCTTGAGGAAAACGTCATTACAAGAAGTCTTTGCGCTTTTGAAACACAAAGGCGGTGTAATGACGGAAGAAGAACGTGGGACAAAAAATCCTACGTAATCACTCCATAAGGTAATAAGTTGGTCCTGAAGATTTTCGCAATGAAAACGATCAGCCAACAAATTAACGAATTCGATAACCGATGACGTATCGAGCGAATTGCACTGCACAATACTAACGTCGTGTCCGTTATAGTAGTAAGCTCCACAAGATTCACGGAAGTGACCCTTGATGAAAGATTTATCTACATTAACAGACAAGCCGTACGATTCCAGTGCTGATATTACATCCATAGCATTTTCGCTAGGAACAATAATATCATCGCCATAAACATACACAACCGGTGACACACTTTTAGCAATACTCCAAAATAGGAGTGCTTCTATAGGAAAGCATAAAGCTGAACCCATGGGAGCAAATTTGTTTAGAATGTGTGGACCAACCTTGGTGTCAACAACGCGTGAGCGCGTGACGTCGAGAACCTCAAACCATTCAGTTCCATTAAGGAGCTGAGAGATGAGAGGCCAAGAAACAAGGTCGGAGGCATCCTTTAAGTCAAGCGTAGCAAACGAGGCATCAATTGATGAACTGTAGGCTAGGCGTTGATTTATACTCTGGTCAGTGAAATTCACATAACCAGAAGTAGGAAAGGACGACTCCACGTGGGAATACAGCTTAAGCATGAGGCCCTTTTGAACGTACATACGCTCATGGGGTTCCATGCAAATAGTCCGTGGCCCACGTGAATCCTTAGGGACGACTGTCAGTTTTGAATTGACAGGCATCACAGATCCGTCAAACAATGCCAATGGAGGATAAAGATCAGGGAAAGCAGAATACAAAGCGGTATTAAACCGCCATGTACAACGCTTATCATGGTTATTAATCCCAGAAGTATTGGTTGCGCCATTCGAATGACTCGGAACGAAATCGTAAGGATCGAGCGGTAGGGTACTTATAAAGGTATCCCGCACAAGATTAAACGACTCGGGCCAATTATGTGTTTTAACACTATTGTCAATATCGATGAACTTACGATGAGCAGTGAGCTCTTGCTCCTCTGTGAAGGGGAGCTCGAGCTTATAGTACATCATAAGAATTTGGCGAAGTGTAGCAATGTCAGAAACGGTACTTTCACGAAGATATCCGTTATTATCATAATGGTAATAAAAGCACTCGTGGAGGAACCTCGGTAACCTGCTGTTTTTAAGCAGCGGGAAGTTCGAGGTATTCTCAAACCTACCCGTGGTTAAGGAACGTAAAACGTCCTTACCAAGAGTAGGTAATTCAACCGTTAAGACATGTATCCGAAACTGATGGTCTAATTCTTCACGTCGCGTCTCGAGCGAAAGCTTCAAGAGGAGGTTTAGAGTAACCAGGGGTTCCGGGTGCCTCGCTAATTCCGTTACTGATTCGTTCATTATGGACGAGAAGGTACGGAGTGAGCGATTGTTCACTTTTGTCAGACTCTTTGCAATTAGCTCCCAATTGGCAGCCAGATATTTTAGTTGTTGCGGACTCATAAGTCCCTCCATCAAAATGTCCGTCAAAGATTGCAAAAATCGATAAAACTATCGAGCAGAAAACGCCCGTCCAGATACGAGCTTGCACCATCTTAATGTTCCTGATTAAGGATCATAGTGACGTTGGCAGGCACGGAGAGGAAGGAAACGAGATCTGCTAATGCGCTCGTTAGAGCAGCAGTATAATTGTGAGACACTGAAGTATCATAAGAAAACTTCACCATAACACGATCATCGATAGCCTTACCAAAACTCAAACTAGTCGCAGTAGTGTCTACAGCAGTAACATCAATAGTTACAGCTGAGTTAACGATACCCTTCCCTGTCTTGTCGTGTGACACTTTAAGTGTGCGACCGGTACCGAACGGTAAACCGGAAACGACTCGAAGAGAAGAAGTAGGGTTAACAACTTGTAGACGGTATTCGATTGTGTTTAGAGTAATGTTTTCAGCTAACATGATAGTCTCCTTAGACTATTTGTGTCGCTGAAAACATCTATGTGCATTCATTGACGACACTTAATTGCATTAAGCAAATATTGTGTTACTAATGTAACTAAACCCGAAGGAAACTAGCGGCGTTGAATAATCAATGCCGCTCCAAGTGCGATGTGCGTTGCTGATTGTTCTATTACAAAATCCCCATTAGATAGTGGAGATAATGTAGGATAATTAGCAGGCTCAATTCGTACACGATTAAAAGAATCATAGTTGTGGAATTGGGTCCCACCAGGTAAATAACCAGGGGGGCAAGTAGTATTAGAGTACTGGTGAGGTATATTAGCAAGCTTAAATGCATTGTAACTACCTCCTTTAACTTTAACACTATAACCAAAAACTTCAGCGTTGATTCGAAGAATCGAAGGCTGAGCCTCGAACGCCTCCAGGACGTCACCAACCTTGAATAACCAGTCAATTAGGAAACTATAAGGAATTGCTTCCCAAATAATGCCTAAAGGACTGTCAAGACCGGTAAACTCCCAGAGGAGGTTCGAAACATCAACTTTCGATATGAGCTGGGGCGTAAAGTAACAGTGGCCCTTAACAACGACCTCAAAAGAACCACTAATGTGGTTTTCAAGGTAGGAGTAATGAGTCAGTGAAACATGGTCGCTATAGGTGAAAACTTCCTTACTCATAGTAATATGAGTATTGTAGGTCTTCACACCAGCCAAGATGCCAGCATTCCACTTATCTATACGACGGTTCATATTATGAACAATGTCGTAAATAGCCTCGATATCACCAATCAATGGTTTGATACCGAAGTTGTAAGCAAGGAACTTATCAGAACCTTGCTTAGATAAAGAGGAAAGCTTCAACTTCAAAATGTTAACAAGATCAAGGGATTGACGGAACTCCATGAGAAAATTCGCAATTGAAAAGGTTTTTGTACCCAACAATTTTGGATCTGTCGTGAGGTTCTCCATCATATTCCTGATCCTGTTAGAATCAAAAGTTGTAGCAGCGATGTATCTGGGGTCCTGTTGAACAAGATCCCAGGCAGTCACAGGATGCTCATATCTACTATATTCGACCCACTGCCCAATAAAGGGAACACCTTGGTATTTCACCGTTTCAACGAAACCGCTGTACGGTGGAAGATAACCAGGGTTATGTGTGTCAGAGTATGATAGAGAACCCGCAAAGGAATAAAAACATCCTTCGCGAGTATGTGAGCAGTTTTTAAACTTCTTCTTCCAAATTTTATACTCAGTCGAACGTAATAGTTCGGAACGAGTACGATAGTCGGAAGGAAGTGCAAGTACTTCATCGGTAAGGACTTCATTATGCGAAAGCACAGTGAAATCCCAAACCGGATTAGAAGTATAAGTTGGACCACTTTTGGTAGGATCAGTCCACCGGTACACCTCGCCTAAAGATTGGATAGAATACGTTTTTTGCGTAGACTTCCGTCTTACACGCGAAGTAACTGGTAACATGACTGAACCTTAAAGTGGGATGGCTAACTCTAATGAGCGCTTGTAGGCTTAAAGCCGGAATCCC